AGTATAGTTAATGATTTTAATTCTGCTATTCAGCAGTTTGTGTTTTCGAATTCTTCTACTGTAGCCGCTGCTGTAACTACCACTGTAGGAGCTGCTGGAGTCGCTGCAATCGTAGCCGCCTCTAATCAAAGAGGTGGGCTTTCTCAAACTGCGGCTATGAACGGTCAAATTGGTAACAATGTAGCAAACGCACAACAAACCAGCAATGCCGCTACAATTTTCAATAATCCAAACGCAAATGTTGATTTATTAATGCAAGTACCGAATAATCAACTTGTTCTGAACACAGCACAACAGAATAAGCTTAACAATATTTTGAACAATACCACGTTAACAGTACAACAACTTAAAAACAATGCAGCTGCCATAATGACTTTAGTAAATCAACTGGAAGATTATTTTGGTGCGGGAACGGTCGCTTATAGTCAGCTGTTTAATTTAAGCCCTCCGCCTGTAACTACGCAGCCAATGTCCATTAATCAGTTTTTGATTTTGGATACCCTTTATGAGATGATTCAGGGTATTAACATTCTAACTGCTACTACACAAGTAACAGATAATAATATTGAAAATTCTTTGCAATATGTTGCCGGTTTGGCATCTTTATCCGACATACCGTTCACGGTTCCAACTTCTAAAATTATTGTTCCCGTCCCTTCAAATACCACCATTGAAGCAATTGCGGCACGTTATTTAGGAGATCCTCAGCGTTGGATAGAAATCGCAACACTGAATAAGTTACAAGAACCATACCTAGATTATTCTGGTTTTCAATTACCTATTTTAACAAATGCTATTGGGAGACAAGCAATAGTTTCTAGTAATTTAAATTTATTTTTAGGTCAAGCAGTTACTTTTATGGGTAATATGCAGATTCAACAATCGAGGAATATAACCAATATTACCCCACTTCCTAATGGTAATTATTTGTTAACAATGGATGGCGAGCCAAATCTAGATAATTTTACTACTGCAAATGGAGCCTATATACAGGCTTATTTACCTGGAACAGTAAATGCAATGCAAAAGATCTACATTCCTAGCGACGTACCTCCTGCACAAACCGAAGGACAGGTAAATGTAATTCTTCCAGAGACGGTACAATTGGCAGGAGATCCATTGTCCCAAATTTCAGGCGTAGATTGGTTAATTAATCCAACAACGGGCGATATAGTAACCGACCAATACGGTAATTTTCAATTGGCTTATGGTATGACAAATATCGTACAATGGCTTTACATTCTGTTTTCTACAACACTTAATTCATTTTTACTAGAGCCGACCTTTGGCGTAGGCGTATCTCCCGGAACCAGCGTTAATGATTTAAATATTCAGACTCTATACGAACAGATAAATCAGCAGATACAAAACGATCCAAGATTTTCTAGTGTAACGAGCTTACAGATTACATTAACCCCCCCAAGCCTTTCTATTTCTGTAGGTATACAGATCGCAGGTCAAACAGGCGTTTTTCCAGTAAGTTTTAGCTTAGCGGCTTAATGATATATAAGGTATAGAGGATTTATAAATGGCAACCACCCCAACTTTACCAGCACCTGAAAGTTATCAACAGCTACTTACAGACATGCTTTCGAGTTATGCTTCGAGTACTGGTATTTCTTCACCTTTCGTAGGCTCTGCTAATCTTTCGTTTTTTCAAACGGCGGCTTTAGCAATTGCTCGTGCTTCTGGAGACGTATTTCAAACTCTTTTAAATTCTAGTATCCAATACGCTACTGGTCCGAATTTGCAACTCATCGCAGCTGAATTCCAAATCACTCCAACCGAATCTGCAGTTGCCACGGGCTCGATTACTATAACAGACACTAGTTTTCAAGTTGTCTCAACGTCAATTTATCCTGGAGCAAACCCAGCCAACATTGGATCAACAGTTATTTATGTTGGTAGTATTACTGGATTCCCTGCTTCTGGCTCTATTTTTGTCGGTAGAGGAACTAACGATTCCGAAGGACCATTACCTTACAGTTCAATTGCTCCTATCGGAAATTATTTTCAAATCAATCTTACTACGCCAACCACCAGGTACCATAACCTCGGGGAAAGTGTTATTCTTTCTCAAGGATCTGTCAGAACGATTCCAGTTAATACGATTGTTCTCGCACCTTCAAACGGTCTCGTTCCTTCTCAACAATATACCGTTACACAAACCGCTTCAATTCTTCCTGGAGCAAATTCTGTTACTAACGTACCCATTACTGCACTTCTTCCTGGTTCTGCCGGAAACGTTGCAGCATATACCATCACCCAATTCGCATCTCCTCCATTCCCTAACGCTACTTGCACAAATCCAGTCCCAACATCAAACGGAACAGATCCAGAAACTGACGACCAATTAAGAACACAGATCCTCCAAAAGCTTTCCTCCATTGGTCTTGGAACCGCCACTGCTATCGAAAATTCCCTGATCGGCGTTTCCGCTACTACCGAAGCGGCTACTATTACTTCTGTTAACTTAGTCAACAACCTCAATGGCTCTTCTACCGTTTATATTGCTGCTGGTAACACGCCTTACGAAGCAAAAACTGCAGGCGTTGCAATTGAGCACATTGTTGATGTCGCAGTCGGTGGAGAACAATTCTTCCAGCTAGCTACAGGCGGAACCCAAGCTCCAGTTGCCGAAGCTTTTGTTCAATCCACTGATGCAAGTCCATTCGCGGTTTCGGGCGGAATGGTATTAGCCGTTACGGTGGGTGGAATTACTACCGAACACACTTTTTTAAACTCTGATTTTCAAGCACCGGGAGCTGCTACAGCATATGAAATTTGTGCTAGTTTGAATGCAGATCCAACTCTTAACTTCCAAGCCACCACTGCTGGCGGTGGAACTTACGTCGTTCTTAGCGCTACTTCTCTAACCACTCATGAGGGTATTCAAGTAACCGTACCATCTTCACCGACTGCAGTCAATGCCAACAACTATCTTGGCTTCCCGACCACTCTCAATAATACACTGTGGTTATACAAAAACGATACTTTGCTTTCCGAAGACGGTAACACGGCTTCAGTTTTCACGCAAGATCAAGGCCTATGGTCTGGAACCATTACGAATGGCGATACGCTTATTTTGACCGTCGATAATACTGCTGCTATCACTTATACCATCCTGAATTCTGATTTCATTGCGACCGGTCTTTACACCACAGTAAATGCTACTAACTCGCTTGCTTCTTGGGTTGAAGTCTTTAATAATAAGCTCACGGGTGTAACAGCCTCTATCGTTGGAACTCAAATTGAGTTGACTTCCAATTCTGGGTATACTACTCGTGCCGAAATTTCTATTGATTCTTCTTCTACGTTAGTCTCAAAAGACATGTTTAGTCTGAACGTAGGTCTATCCTCTGACGGGAATCCAGCCGATTATATCTTGGATCGTAATACTGCTCAGTTCCAGTTAGCAGTTCCACTCAAAGCCGGAGACAATCTGACGGCAGGAACTGAAAATACTAAGGGTACTGTTACATCAGCTATCATTGCTGGTGGATCTGTCACTTTAGCTGCAGAAGGCTATATCTGGATTGCCATTGATGAACCAGTCATCCCTATTTCTACGGGTGCTACATCTGGAAGCTTCGTCACCGTCTCTACGACTGGAAGTACTGTCCATTATAAATCAAATATACCGGAAGCTTTTTCTTTGGTTCTCCCTGGCGACTACGTCATCATTTGGTCTCCTCAGCTCAGTGCTGCCAATCGCATAGAAGGACGCGTTCATTCTATCACGACTACCACCAATCCAGATGACACTTTGAATATTTTAGTCACCGCAGCAGAAGCCGCAGCAGTAGTTCCACAAACTAATATTCAAATCGTTGGCGGTTTTGTCGTTACTAGGATGAATTACGCCCCACAAAAATTCAATATCCCTGTTGGGACAAATACGATCGATTACATCGCATCTTATCTTCAATCCCAGACCGATTCCCTCACATTTGGGGTATCTCTAGAAGAATATCTCACGGTTAATAGTGTAACCCTGAACACAAGTGGATCTGTTTCCATCATAACTTTTGATGGTCCAGGCTCGCAGTTGAATTTTACAGCTGGACAAACGAGTGCCAGTAGCTATCCTTTGATCGCACATCAGGATTCTACAGCGGCTTATATGCCGTCGTTCTTTCATAGCACTCTTTCAGCAGATTCAGTGACTGCTAATCCTCCAGATTCGTTTTTGACGACCATGACTTCGTCTATTTCTCTAGCCGGTCGTGACCCCGACGAAATCTTGACTTTTATCAATCCCTATGGAACGACTTTGGAAGTAACTACGGGAAATATCACGACTACGTCATTCATCATTACTAATATTCCTTCTACTACTGGCTTCAAAGTGGGGATGACAATTACAGGCGCTGGAATTCCTACCGGCACTACCGTATCTTCCATCGATTCTCCTACACAAATTCACATCAGCTTAGCTGCTACCGCTACTACTACCGGTGTTGCCATCACGTTGGTTGGTGTAATTGACGACGAACAACCAGAAAATGAAGTGGTACAGGAAACTATCCCTCCCACAACTGTAGTGAACTTCACTCTCGATCCAGACGTTAGAAGACTCAGAGTAAACGACCGTTTCTTTACATCAGCCCCTCTTTCTTTTGGCAGCAACGACAACATGGTCGTTGTCATGGATAATAATTTTGTTAATTATGTCTTTCAGATTCCACTTTATAGACATGCTCTAACCAATACCACATATAACGTAGATTCAGGTGCTTTCAACGCCTATGATTCTGACTTTGCTCCTACTGGAAATTTTGGAACGAGTTTTGGTCCTACCTTTAGTTTTAACAATTACAAACTGTTAATGCAAGCTAAACACATCTTAGCAAGTACCACCAATCAAAGTTCCATTCTTTACAGATCCGTTCAATGGGGAAGTTCTGGGGAACACATCATTGTTAGTTATATCTACAACGGTTCCGCTATCGCCATTAGCAGTAGTGTGACTGTAACTGACACTGTAAATATTACCATCACCGTACCACCAGCAACCACCGCAAATCAAGTCGTAACTTACGTTACGACAAACCTAGCACCTTGGATCACTGCTACAGCCGTAAATGACGGTACCGGTGGTAGTCCCGGAACTGGTATTATTACCGCAGATGCTTCTGCTCAACTTTTAGATGGTATCAATTGGATCCTCTACAGCAATATCAGCCCGAACATGATTACCGGCAGCGGAAATACCACTTCTGGAAGTAATGTTTTGACCGGTGTCTACCCTAATTCTGGTATCTTGCCTGGAGCAACTGTTGCTGGAGCGGGGATTGCGGGTGGAACCACGGTTGTTATGGCTGTTGGACCAAACGTAACTCTCTCTGCTAATGCTACATCTACCAATGCAGCCACTACCCTGACATTTACCAATACTGGAAGTCCACAATTCGTCCTTAAAAAACCTCTGGCTTATCCGAGTGATGGAGCTGGATATGCTTTTAATAATGGCGAAACCGTCATCCTGTCTCCTACCACTATCGACCAAGTCTACAAATTCATGGAAGTCTTGCCTGTAACTGGTCTGTCTACAGCTGCCTTGATTAATCCAGCAAATCGTGACTCTGTGTTAGAGTTCTCCTCTTACAGTTATGGTTCACAAGGATACGTTGAAGTTGTGGGCGGATCCGCAAACGGTTATTCTTTCCCGCTTCAAAACGGAACCCTCAACATTGATAACCAATATTCCGCTATTTCTGCAATAGCGACAGCTTCGAGTAACGTGCTAAGTGGCCAATGGTTTTTCCTACAGGCCGCTACTGCCCAAAAGAAACTCACTAATTTTGGGAATAATTCAGATGTTACTACTACCCCTAATACCCCGCTCGCAGGTCAAACTACCGTAAGTGTTTCCGGACAATTAGCTACGCAACTCTACTTTGGAGAACCTAGAACTATCGCAGGTCTCTCGGGTCTTAAATTTAGAGTGGAGAAACAAGGAACCTTAGTTTGCTTTAGTTATGTGGATAGCACTTCTAGCCCACAATACCTTACCTTCCCAGTCAACTTCACAGCTACTGGTGGGGGCAATATAAGTGTTTCTCTGGTGGGTGGTACTAACGACGCAATCTATACAGCACTGACAGGGACGTTAAACTTCAGTGAACTTAGCATTGGGGACTTAGTCACCATATCTGGCTTAGCTGAGTCCGGCAATAATGGGACGTTTATGGTCTCTGGCGTTACCGCTACCACTTTGCAAGTAACCAATTCTAATGCTGTAGTAGATGCAACTGAAGCTTATAGCAGTGGGACTTTTGTCGCTTCCACTGGCGTTATGGAAGGCGATTCCGTAATCATTGGAGCGCCATTCAGTGCCGGCAACCAGGGTACTTATAGGGTCATTAGAACGTTTAACGATAGCTTTTGGATTACGAATCCAGATTACGTCGAAGAAGAACAGACCCTGACTTCGAGTAGTCTGACTTTCTATACCTATGAAGCCACCATCCCAGGCGACCAGTTGGTTATTTCTGGAACTGCATTTGGAGCCAATAGTGCTGGAACTTATCCAGTACTTTCTGTAGTCAGCCCAACTGAAATCGTGGTTCAGGGGTTGATTTCGTCTGTTTCTGCCCTGAACCTCACTGGCCTGTTGTCGTCGTTCTATATAAACGAAGGTACGCCTTACAGTGGATACAAACATGTTTATCTAGTTACCATGCAGCCAGGCACCACAAACATGAATGAAATTCTTTTTGATACTGTTGCTCAATATCAGAAGATGAATGAAAGTGCTGGGGTTGAAGTAAATGCTTTGGGGAAACTTGAATTTCCTGTTACAACGGACCAAGGTTTGGACGGTTATAAGTACAATACGGGCTTGATTCAACAAGCAAATCGTGTGGTGTATGGAGACCCGACTGATTCGGCAGAATTTCCTGGTGTGAGCGCGGCGGGGTCTGATATTTTTATCAAGCCTCCCCTAGTTCTAGTCATCAGTGACATTGCCCTAGAAGTCAGACTTGCAACGGGAGCGCCATTTAGCTCTATCGTGCAACAAGTGCAAAGTAACGTTACGGCATTGATTAACTCAAATCCAATTGGCCAATCAATTGCTATCAGTTCAATCCTAGCAGTTTGTACAACCATTCCTGGGGTTACGTCCGTTGCAATATCTAGTCCAGCCTATAGCGATTCGAGTGATTTGATAATTGTTCCCCAAAACTCTCAGACGTATGTAGTTGATAGTACTAGTATTTCTGTCTCTTTAATACAATAGGATGTAGTTTACAATTGGGTATATTTAGTTTAGGATATAAGCATGATAGTTTACATGATAACAAATAAAATTAACAATAAGCGTTATATAGGTCAAACCATAGGAACGGAAACGGATCGTTTTAAGAAACATATAAATGTGGCTTTTGGAACCGAGAACGATAATAATAAAAAATATCTCATTCATACTGCCATATTTAAGTATGGAAAGGAAAATTTTAAAATTAAGATTTTAGCTAAATGCAATTCTATGGAAGAAATGAATCATAGAGAAGAGTACTACATACGACTTCTAAGAACATTGTCTCCAATTGGTTATAATTTAAGACCTGGTGGAAATAATTCCAGGCCATCAGAGCAGTCTAAAAAGAAAATGTCGGATTCTCATAAAGGCAAAAAACAGTCTAAAGAATCTAATATAAAAAGATCTAAAGCTTCAAAAGGAATTACTAATATTAAGAATATTGTTTGCGTAACTACTGGAGAAAAATTCAATTCTCTCACTGAAGCATCGGAAAAGTATGGTTTAAGCATAGGTAAAATTTCTTCAGTTTGTAAATTAAATAGAAAGCATACTGGTGGATATGTATTTAGATATAGAGGCCAAGAAAACTTGGTTTTTAAAAGAAAAAAGCGTCAACAGAAAGAAGGGTATGTTGCTCATAACAGAAAACCTATTATGCTTATTGAACTAAATAAGACTTTTGCTCATATAAATGAAGCTGTATATTTTTGTTTAAAACAAGGAAGGGCCACAAATCGTATCGCCATAAGAAGGGTTGCTATGGGTATCTATAAAACTGCCGCTGGTTACACCTGGAGCTTTCTTTAATGGCCACCGACAATAGCGAATTTTTACGTTTACGTAGTTACCTTAACCCAGCCCTTAAGGGACCTAATGTATCGGCAGTACTTTCAGCACTTGCTACAGGGACTAGTTATTTAGTAAGTAGCGTGACTGCAGTGAATGACCAGCTTTTTATCACTACGGCTCAGGGGCAATACTTGGATTTATTGCTCGCACAATATGGCGTAACCAGACCTCCTTCTTTGGGCATCGCAGACAATCTTTTTCAAGAAATTGGAATCCAGGTAAAAAATCGGAAACAAGTTCGTGATTTGATAAACAACTTGCTCGAAATTATTTTTGGTATCCATTTCACAAACGCTTATGATTCTGCGACAATGGTTGAACCCTATAATTTAAGCAATGGGGATACCTTGATCGTAAGTTTTGATGGTGGCGCTCCTGTAACCATTCCCTTCCAAACCTCTAACTTCGTCGATATTAGTGCTGCGTCAGCTATCGAAGTCGCAGACGCTATCATTGCCTATCTTACATCTCAAAATCTCACCGGCCTAGCGACAACTGCAAATAATGGGCTCGGGAATTACGTACAACTTATTTCAAGTACTATTGGACCAAGATCCTCGGTTCAGGTTCTCGGTGGAGCGGCTCAGAATGTTCTGGTGTTCCCATCCCCTGTAAGTGCTGGAGGTAACGCCTCTACGCAGTGGACCTTGAGTGTTCAATCCGATGGAAAAATTCGCTTTACCTGGTCAGGTGGAGCAAATCCTAACTTGGGGAAGCTTGCTCCTGGCTACTACGTCAATATCTACGGTGGTGGATTTGCTTCAAGTTCCAATATTGGAACGTATACCATCATTGATGCCGTTGGTGGAACTATTAATAACTCCTACTTTGAAGTTTATAATCCAATTGGTACCACTGGAATTATAACTCAAGGATCGGACACGGCAGTTCTATTCTTTTCTCCAGTAAAAGAAACTATTCAGAGCAATCAATACTACGCTGCCTTGTATCAAGTAGAAACCAATATGGTTACGATCTTCCTACCAGCCACCACGCAGGTCACTAGACGTACCAGACTTGGCTCGGCACACTTACATGACCCGCCAAGAGGAACTTTCACTCTTTTAGCACAGCCAAACGCCGGAGACACTTTCGGAATTACTTCCAGTATTTCTTTAACTTCTGGAGTGGATTTTGTTAATGGAGCCACTATTCTAGAGACTGTCCAGAACATCGTTACTGCTGGCAATAATCTAAACGCTGGATTTGTAGCGATCGTAAACGTCATCAATGGTCAAGACATCGTGTTGATTCAAAACGACAGCCTAGATAATATACTGACCATCACCTACAGTGGTTCTGCCAATATCATACCGAGCGGCCCATTGGGCTCTAATATTTCCCTTGAGCCAAATCAGTTTGGCCCATATTCCTATGATTTGAGTCAGCCTTTTACCGTTGGGTCGGTTCATTCTAATTTAATAGAAGATGTGAATGTTTCTACTGGAAGAGTGGTGTTAATTCAAAATAGCGATGGATTTCCTAACCAACCAGGCTATGTAGTTTTTGGATATGGTACAGCACAACAAGAATTAGCCCAGTATATCGCAGTTCCATCTGCAACAAGCATTCTCCTTTCTCCAATTAATAATTTACAATTTGATCACCCTATTGGATCTGAGGTTAGATTTGTCGAATCAAAATCCCCTGTGGTCATAAATCCTAACGGTAGCGACTGGGCATTCTACCTCACAGATATCGTGGGTGGTAGAATTTATGCTCAGGAATTGATCGAACAGGTCATAGCAGCAGGCATTATTCTGAACTTTGTCATCCTATATAACTCGGATATTGGATTGGGAAAAGCTGGAACTCCCTATTCGGAAATT